AATCAAATCCATGTTTCGTGAAATAATTTCTATATGATCTTCTCACGAAATTTTTATATTCACCTTGTGCTTTAACTAAATCTCTTTCTTCATCTGATTTATCTAAATATTTTAATGTTTTCTGAATTAATTTATCGCCTTCTAAAGCACCCTTAAATTGATTATGTTTTGCTTCCATCCAATCCCAATTATCCGGCCCATCAAAACCTCCATTAGATAATGAAACCCTATGATCTAATTGCATATCTGAAAATGGTACAAATTTGCCTGTTACTACACTTGTTCCTCCTGTTTGTAAATAATGTTTTAATACAGCTCTTCCTCTTGCTACATTTTTTAAACCTTTTGGAGGTTCGCCTTTACCTGCGAATTTGTTCATAAGTGTAGTATATCCTTTTGTACCTGCTTGTTCTTTAATCATATCTAATAAACTATCCACATCATCATCTTTAATTTTCAAATTTGGTAATTTTGCTCTTTGGCCATCTATAAATCCTTTGAATATATTAAGATCTTCAGTATTCATCATAAATCTATTAGCGCCTTTAGTTGGAGGCACTATATTAATCATAGACTCAACCATTAATGATAAGTATTTATTCTTTTTCTTTTGTGTATTTATTGCTTTTGAAGAGATTGCATGCTTCTTATTTAATATTTTATTTGCATCATCTCTAACTTTTAGTGAGTTAACAGGATTCTTACTTTTAACTTTCGTTTTCTTTGCTGGCCTGCTGCCTGAAGTTTTCTTTTTACCAGATGCCTTATCGATAATAGATTTTGTCTTTGTAGCCATAGAACCAGATTGATGTTTACGTACTGCTGCCGCGTTAGCAGGACTCCATCCTTTTAGTTTTGCATGATCCTTAGTAACCATATGAGTTTCACCATCATGAGCAGCATAATAAAATCTTTCTGTACCCTTATCAGTTGGTTTTCCTTTTTGTAACTTACGTTTACCAGCTTCAAGAATAATTAAACGACTACCATTGTCTGTTGATATAGCAGCAATTTCACCATCTTCAGTAATAAAATACCCAAAACCAGTTTCTTTAAACCCTAAATCTTTTGCTTTTTTATATGAAAATGCATTCTCATTTACATAGGAGTCCGCTTCGTTCATTAAAATTTTTCTAATCACCCTATTTCTCCTCGAGCTTTGCTTTATACTTTACTTTAAATCCCGCCAGCATCATCATTGTACTATCTATATCTACACTAAAATTTTCTTTCAGCTTTTTAGCAAAATTCTCTTCAAATATATCTATTTCATCCTGCCAATCATTTTCAATACCGACGATATATTCCCTTACATCACCTTCTGAAAACAATGTCATAATATATTTTTCAACTACTTGTTCGTTTGATATAATAGAATCTATTATAATTGGTTCTTCGATATAATCATTTAAAATTGGCTTATTAGTTTCATCAGAATTTTTACCTTCAATAAACCCATTTAATTCTTCTACTATTTTTCTTATCAATCTTTCTTGATTACGTTTATCTTGTACAACCCAATCTTCATATTCTTTTTTATCACCTGAAAAAGAAATTAAACCATCAACTTTTAAATATATACTACCAGACGATGTTGATCTGATCTTATTTGATATATAAGTTTCGAGTTTACCTTTTACTTCTTTGAATTTTTTGTCATCATGAATATATACTCTTCTCAAATTCATTATTGAATTTTTCAAAGCAAATTTGTATATTTTTTGTATCTTTCTAAGATTTTCTAATTTTGAATATTCAACTTCTTTAGCATGACTAGGTTCATAATTATCTTCATCATCATCATTTTGAAATTTTTCAATCCAGTCCTTGAAATCTCTTACTATATCGTTTTTATCAAATCTAAAGTCCGTATCTATCATTTTTTTAACTCTGCTAAATTCTTACCAATTGTAATTTTTGGTATAAATTTAACGTATGGATTCTTTATCTTATCAATAGAATCTATCCATTTAATAATGTTAGCTTTTATAAAATCAATATGTTCTGGATGAATATCTAAAATTATTTCATCATATACTGTTGCTATTACATTTGAACCTTGAAGCCCATTTTCTTCTTTCTTCAATATATTTGTTATAATACTTGTAACATATGTTATATAATATGTTGCCATATTTTGAATAATATTGTTGACAGCCTTTCTATTTACTTCACTTTCTTCTTTATATTTTATTATTCTTCCATGAGGTGTTGTAATAGATTTTGTTTTTCTTGCATTTATTATTAATAAATTTAATTTTTTGTCTATATCAAAAACTTCTTTAAGTTTTTTAAGAACAAAATAATCTATTTCAGAAGAACCATAAATATATTTTATCATTGTATTTTTTATTGCACTTCTATTATATCGTGTCTGGGATGCAATATATTCATAAGGATCATCTTCTTCAAATTTAACTTCTAAGTATGCCAATAAAGTTTTAAATTCAAATGCTGTAAAATCTAAACCCATTAACACACCATCAGTATGACGTGGTACTATTATATCACTATACTTTTTTGGAAAATTATGAAATTTAGATGACAACCTACCGGTTGAAGTTCTATCAAAATTCCATTTTGCTTTTGCAAAATGTTCACCTTCATTATAATCTGAAAAATATTTTGATATATTTGAATAGCCATGTTTATCGATGGCCTTATGATCTATTTTAAAACCTGTATTTTCTATGTGCGCATAATAATATGAAGCTAAGTTATATAAATCTATATAATCGGCTTTTCTAAATTTGAACGAGTTAATTAATCTGAATATTATCTTTAGTTCTGTTCGAACCTGCTCATCTAATTCTTTTTCTGTTAAAACCTGATTTGGAAAATTATCAAATTTAAATTGACTGTCATAGTGCTTCATATAAGAAGTTTCTATGGGTTCTACATCTGTTATATTGAATATATTTTCATAGAATAAAGGTGTATTATTCCCAAACATATCATATAAGTAAAAACTTACGTCTTTAAAAAGATCAATTCTCTCTATGTTAATATTATTCTTTAAAAAGACACTAAAAAGATATTTGATATCATATGAATATACTTTAAGTTCTTTTTGTTCTATAATATCTATAATTTTTTGAAGCCAGAATTCTTTATTATCATCAACTGGGAAATGAAAGAATTCTTTATTAATACAAAAACCTATACTAATTACATTTTCTAAATATTGATCACTTTTTAATACGATTATAATTGAATCTTTGTTATAAATATCATTCAACTTTTCTAAAGCTATCTCTTTAGAAGAGTATATCTCTATTATATTAGAATCCATATTATATAACCTTTTTAATGTTTCTTGTTTTTTGTTTTTGTATCTATTTTATCTTTAATAAAATCTAGCCTATTTTTAAACTATTTTTTACTGTCATTGAAGGAATAGTGCCCAAATAATTTAACATAACTTCAGATGCAGATAAACTTCTCGTAAATATTCTTGTCATTCCTACAGCACCAGTCATTCCAGAATTTGTCAAATCTTGATCCTTACCTATAACTAATCTACCGTCATTATTAATAGTTGTCGGGAAATAATTCATATTACCAGATACAACAACCGACGAACCATTAAGATATAATGCAGTACCTGAAGTTGATGCAGTAGTGGTATCTATTGTTACACCTATTTGATACCATATCCCTGATTCTATTGCTGCGGATAAAGTTCCCAATCCTACCTTTACTGTAAGTAATCCATTTTTTTCATATACACCTAATTCTTCTGTTCCACTAGCTCCTATAGAAAATAATTGTGAGTTCGAGGTTAAAGCGAACTTAGCATTTATTAATACTGAATAACCTCCACTTACTGCACTAGTCAAAGAAAATAATGAACTTGAATTTGATTCTATCCATCCATCTCCATCTAAACGAAATCCACCTTCACATGGTGAATAAGACCAACCTGTTACTGTCGCACTTAAACCATTGCCAGAAGTTGACCCTTTTAATTTGGCAGTTAAAGAATTACCACTTCTATCTGCAACAGATGTTAAAGAACTACCAAGTTCTTCCCTATTGAATGTGTAATATAAAGCCAATGCTTTACCAGTAGATCCATCTGTAGGCAATGTATCAGCAAGAGGTCTAAAACCAGTACCTAAAGTATTTAACGATGGTAAAACTTCCTGGCCTGTAACAGTTATATCGCCCAATAAATTATTGGCATCATTTACAATAACATTATGCTTACTAAAAGAGTTTAAAACATGTGTAATAATATATTCATTACCTGGAGCTGTTGCACTACCATTACTTGAAATAGAATTTGCATAAATTTCCTGCGCACCAGTAAATGATTGTATTCCTGCAGATGATCCAATTTTAAGACAAAGTACACCAGATGCAGCATCTGTTCTTTCTGTCCTTAATCTCATTAAGCTTACCCAATTGCTACCAGTCAATGCTAGATTTTCTGCTAAAACCCATAAAGGTTGTTCATTAAATGAACCACCATTACCAGCAAATCTTGTTGTATCTTCTATTATAAAATTATTTGTATTCATTTTTATCCTTCAACTGGCCAGTTTAACTGACCGGCCTTTCTAAGTCTACTATGCCCTATAAATGTACTAGGATGATCACCTTCAATAACTTGTAAACCATCTATTATAAATAGGCCTCCGCTAGCGCCTCCTATAGTTAATACTTCCAATCTACCAGTACTAGATCCAGTAGTTAATTTATGAGTAACATTTATACTTTCCCAATTATCAGTAGTTGATACTGCTGTAACACTTTTTCTTGTATTGCCTAAAATAAAATTAACTCTTGCTGATGTTGAACCAGTTATTGAGCGTAATCTAAATTGTGCAGTATAATTATTTCCAGTATATAATAAATGTGTAGAAGGTATAGTTATAAAACTTCCTTCATCAGCTGACGGTGTATTTACCCTTATTGCTGAATTAGAATAGAATATTTGATACTGTTCTGAAATGACAGAAGTTGTTGCACCAGTTGCTGTCCAATTACTATTATTAACAGATATTAAAGATTCAGAACCACTTTCTAATTTTAATGTATTATCATTAGGATCAATGGCTAAAAGGCCTCCATGATCAGTTGAACCACCTAATAAATTTACCAAGTTACCAGATGCTGATAATCCATTTATAATTGTTGTTTCACTTGATACTATATCAGCACCTGTGAATCTTACTGGTGATGCATCATGATCATAATCGGTATAGTCTTCTATTGAATCAGCAATATTACCAATAATTTGAACAGCTGAAGCTGAATCATATCTCCACCAAGCTGCTAAAGTAGAAGATGATGGTGTAAATTCATTTAAAGCTGGTGCTATAGCTTCTGGAGCTTTACCTATAGCAGTTACTGCACCTATTTGACCGAGTGCTGAAGCAGAACCAGATACTGTCCATAGTCTAGTTTCATCTATTCTTCCCCCAAAAGAATAAGTACTAAACGGTATACGAGCACCAGTTCCAGCAAATGTTGTTGCTAATTCTGTCAATGTACTAGAACTATCTAATAATCTATCTATCCAAATTGACATTGTCTGCGCACCAGAATTAAATTCACAAAATACATGGTGCCAACTAGTGCCTTGTGTAATTGTACCTTCTGATGTAAGTGCATAATCAAATACATCATTATGGCTAACTCTAAACTCTATATGAGATTTTGTTCCTCCAGCTCCACTGACAACAACATTACTTGAATATATACCATCAAACCCTGTTGTAGGAGTAGTATCAAGATTTCTTATAATAGAAAAATCAGCGACAGTATATCTTGTATTTGCAGAAGTTAAACTATTTTTTAACCAAAAATCTATTGCCACATTTGTAGCACTTTTAGATATATTATCAAATGTAATACCACTTTGCACTTGTAATGTATCATCCACACCATCAAACGGTATAGACTTAGACGATAAAGGACCCGCAGTATCGTCAGTCAGACTTATAGTATCTGGATTTTCAACTAATCTAGAATACACAGTCTGAAATGATCCAGTTCCACCAGAATTAATAAATTTAAAAGCCATTATACATATTTCCTTATTATTTTATTAAAGTCCATCAAATTATAATACGTACCTGATTCTTTAACTTTAAAGTTTTTATCTACTATTTCTATTGTATAAGTTTCTGCATTTTTTAAAGATTTCCCTAATTTTCCAATAGCTTTTTTGATATTATTTTTATCGGCTACACCTTTCATAAATTCCAATGTAATATCAGTACTATCCGTATCATCATCATAATATGTATATAATTTTATCCATCCTTTTTTTAAAGCTGCACCATAAGGATCAGATTGGGTCCCTAAGTATTTTTCAACTACTTGTTCATGATTAAAACCTGCAACAAGCAGTGGTTTACCATTACCATTTATCCACCCTACTTGACTCTCAAATAATTGTCTAAGTTTCATTACACTTTTCCTATATATCTATTCTTACACGTGTTGTAATTGGTGTATCTGTTGGTTTTCTTATCGGATGTGAAAATTTTGCGATTGCCAATAAATTATTATAATCATCATATAATCCTACACTTGATAATCTAGGTGAAAACTTAATACCACTAGAAACTAAATCAGGGAAATATTCAGCTGCAGAAGTAGAACCTGTAAATGGATCTGTCATCCAATCACCATTTGCCGTAGTATTAAATGCAGTAGGATTTAATGTATAATTCAATTCATCAGGGTCAGCTTTACAATAAACACTTAATTCAGTATTAAGAACACACGCTCTATATTTTACAGAAGTTATTGATAACACCATTGCAGATTGACTTGATGTAACAACAAACATACCATCTGAATTTATAAATGAACCGACTGCTGTCGATCCACGGGCATCAATTAATTCACCACTACCAGAATCTATATAATCACCAGCATCTCGGCCACTACAAGTAGCTGTCAAAGAACCAGGTTCTATTTGACTATCAAAAAATCTTTTTCTCAATGAAAATACACCAATTCCAACTGTCAATCCTGTAGTATTATTTTCAAAATGATTTTTATGAAGTAACATCCTAGTTGATCTATATGCACCAGACAATGCAGAGGTTAAATTAGCAGTTAAAGCACAAACAGATGTTGCCAAAGTATCAGCCCCAGTTGTTGTTCCCGTTCTAGTAAGTAATCTTGATGTTTCAAAATTCGTATATACTACGTCACGTTCATTTAATAGCACATATGATGATTGAATATCCGAATTAACTTTAATCGGGAGTGTAGGTGTTTGGTCACTCATTATACTAATCTCAATTTTTCTTTAAATCCATCTTTACTAGAAAATGTTATTGTATTCACTTTAAATATCCTTCCCTCAAAATTGTTATTGCCAATAAAGTTATCTACTGAATTTTTATTTACATACGATATTGTAATATGTGGATAATAATCCAAATATGTATTATGATTCGGTATATTACTTTCTATGGCTCTTTGAATTTTATGTAATTCTCCACTTATAACTTCTAATTTTAACACGTCATATTCTTTTGAACGAAAAGCGGACATTGTACCAATTTTTATTGCGAAGGGCTTTAAAAATTTACTAAGTTTCCTGATTTTTTCTGGATCTTTATCTAATATACCACATAAAATAGTGCAATGAATTTCATCCTCTCTACCATATTTACCTTCTTTATCATATACTATCTTATCAATTATATTAGATGCCGACCAATCAATAACTTCTTGTGCAAATTTATCATGCATATCTATCTGAATATTACTATAAGAACAATCTATATCTTGTTTTTCAAATATTTTTTCTAAAGACAACATAACCCTTATCAGAAATCTAACTTTGCTTGAATTTCTAATTTTCTCGATTCATCTTTTTTCACAGGAGCTGATAATTTGCCTATTGCTAGCAATTCATTCTGATCATTATAAAATCCTACTGAAGTTATATAAGATGTTGGCTCATCGAACAAAGTCTCTTCTGTTTCTGGATTTGTACCAGTTGGATTTGTTGTATAATTAAATTCTGATCCAGATGCAACCGAAGTTGTCATCAATCTTCCTCTACTATCGACAGAATTAAATCTAAATCTATTAACATTAAATGCAGTATTAAGATTACCTGTAACAGCAAATCCAAAATCACCAGTAGTTCCAGAAGAAGGCCACAAAAAATTCAGTGATGCATTAGGATCATCAGCATCAATAATAATTAAACCAAGATCATAAAATATAGTACCAACTCTTGTTGCAGTTCCATCAAATGCTTGCCTAACTATTCTACCACCCATTATATCATTACCAACAATACCAGGTTCAGGCCTATCAGAATATAGATATGTTCTGTCTACTGCAGAAATTCCAGAATCAGTAAAAGAATCTCCAAAATCACCTGTTACTGTATTATCTCTTATATCATATAAACGTATATTACTATTTCCATATATAGTTCCGGTATTAGAAAATGCAGATCTATCGTCTGCACTTAATGTATTTCTTTCATTAAATAACCACCATGCTCTTACATTATTATGTCCAGATAATGTTGTATTATGAAAATTATCAAATGATATACCAGCACATGTAGATCCACTTACTATTTTATTTATGTTGTCTGTTATGCCAGTAGACCCATCATTAAATCTTATATTCCAGAATCTAACACTTTGAACTTGACCATCATATTGCCCACGAATATTTGCATCTGATGATAATGAACTAGGATCACCTCTATCACCAGTTGTATCACTTAATTCTCTATTATAATTAGATAAGCCAATGAATAATGTATTACCAGATGGAGATGCATCCTTTGGATCATGGGTCTCTATTGGTACTGATCTTATAGGAATTCTTTGTTCAAACATGTTTGCTTGAATTGTAGGCCCATTAGCATCATCTTCACCACCTAATCTAGGTTCAACCTGTTCTTTATTCAATAACTTATAACCATCTATATATCCAAACACTGCACCAGCACCAGATTCTGTTGTAGTAGCTTGATTATCTACACCACTAACACCCCATGTAACAATTATATGGTGAAATCTACCATCAAATATATTTATACCCACATCATCTGGAACAAATAAACCTGATGTTTGAACATTTGATTTTGCAAAATCTTCGGAAAAATCTCCATTAGCATTAACAGATCTAATACTAAATCTAAATGCATCTCTTGTATCATCGGCCGATTTAGTTAATTCAAGTTTCATAAATGAATTTTGTGATTCTACATTTGTTCCAGCCCAATTATCACTTGCTAATCTTCTCCATAATAACACACCGTTATTATATGGCCTTACAATTGCTTCGATAGTAATACCTGATGTTGCAACATCAATTGAAGACCCATTTGCTGATGCAGCACCGGCCATTGATGTCCACGGTACTGCAAAATATGAATTTTTATCTAAACCAGATTGACCTCTTATTGGGTTCTTAAAATCTACAGCAGTAACTAATCCTGTAGCAGAACCTATAACAACACCTGTTACCGATGTATTACTTAAATTCATTTCCAATCTGATTGAATTAGGTTCAATTGAAGAATTAAAAAGTTCCTTTCTAACTGAAATCATTCTAATAATTGAAGTTGTAATTGCTGTTGATGCACTTTGGAATGCTGTCGTGGATACAAATTTATTATTATCTCTATATAAGTATCCTTTTGTATAATTGAATATTGATTGATGTGATGCTGAAGAATTTGCATTTGAAGAACTCACATATTCTTGATCATTATCTGATAAGAAAATACCCGATGTTCTTTCTGCTGTTAATGAAGAACCAGGAATAGTTGATTTATCACAAAGAAATTGATATTTAAGTTCGCTATCTAATGATAAACCAAATGCTGGAGGTTGGGTAATATCAAAAAACTTAATTTTACCTATTGAACGAATACCTGTGAAAAAATGAACATTACTTGCAGACGCGGAATCTTCGGATACAATTATAGTCTTCTTATTGTTATATATAATAGGTCCAATTTCAGATTCAGTAAATTCTTTAAACATTTAATCTATTTCCTGCATTATTTTATTTCTAATAGCTTCAGGATTTTCATATATGTCTGTTTCCCAAAATCTTAGTATTTTAAATCCATTTCTAAGAGCTATAGAATTTTTAATATGATCATTTATTATTGTTTGTTTTTGTAAAACAGAATCTGGTGTGTATTTTTTAGGATTACAATGATGATAATCTCCATCAACCTCTATTAATACATTTCCTATAGCAAAATCAAATAATTTTCCTTCTACACATTTCTGTTTTGTATACAAAAAGTTTTCTTCCAAACATTCTTTTTCAAAAAATAATTCTAATTTAGAACCAAAACCTTTAAAAGAAGCTTTTCTTTTTTCTGTATACCACCCGTCTGAAAAATTCTTTCTGGATCTTTCAGTATCTGGATATTGTTCTATTGTTAAACCTTTATTCCAAGGTTCCCTGCCATCTTCATACTGTTTTGAAACAATTTTACTCATTTTATTTCTTATTTCTTTATTGTGGCCTTTGCCTTCTATCCATGAACGCCTACCGTTTTCGTATTGTTTCCTAACGGTAGACGTCATTTTTTCAGTATAAGATTTTATTCTAGGATCACTAGTATCTAAACCTGCATTCCAAGCTTTTTTATTAGCACATTTTCTAGAACAGTATTTTCTTTTACTTAATCTAGCGTTGAATTCTTCTTTACAAGTTTCACATATTTTTAGCATAATTATTCTCCTATACTATAAATATGTTTCTTTAGCAGTTAAAATACAAAAAATTTAATATTGCAAATTTACCGCTAACGTGACTTCATTATCAAATGCTTTTTTAACAGGCTTTGAAACTTTTCCAACTGCCAATAAATCACCATCTATTCCAAATAAACCAACAGTTGTTATATAAGTTCTTGGATTTGATGTTAATGAAGCTGTTATTGTACCGTTAACAGTATCGCTAATTGATGATGGATTATTTGTATAATTAAACTCTTTGTTAAATGCTCTACAAAAGAATGTAGTTCTTTGTAATTTATTCAACGATTTAAATGATAATGATGTACATACAACTTTACCTGCTGATGCTGCAGCACCAAATGTAAACCCAGATAATGAATTTACTAAGAAATGAGGCCATGCAGTACCACCGTGGAATAATAATGAACCTGATTCATAAAATATCGTACCAACAACATTAGATGTATTACTTTGTGAAACTAGTGCACCCTTTCTACCGACAGAACCTGTAATTGCTTCTTCCGGAATATCAATATATGTATTATTTCCAGTTGTGCCAAAAGCAAATACAGCAGTAACAGTACCAGAAACAATTGCATCATCTTGAGTTGTTCTTCCAATCTGTAAACTTCTTACTAAACCTGTAGTTGAAGTATTATCATGTGCAATAGGAAGCACGTTGCTTGCAGTCGAAGAAAAATAGTAATTAGATATATGCCTAAAAGCACTACTTAAAGGAATAGTTGTAGCTGTTCCTTGTGCATTAGAAAGAAATCCTGTTGAAGTCGTTTCAACAACAAATACATTAATATTTTTTGCTTGAGCAGCAGATAATGAAGCAATTTCAAATGATGTTTTATTCTCTATTACTGAATCTGCGACATCTCTATTTAAATCAAAATTTATGAGACTCATTGTTTATCCTCTTAAGTGGTCCCGCTCGCACTTACTGTCAACGAGAACGTTGCCCGGGCCCCAGTATTCACACCAGTAACATCAACTTTAACCGTACCAGATTTTGAACCTGCATTTAATCCAGTTGATATAAAAAATGTAGCTATGCCATCTTCCGGTATTGTTTTTGTACTATCTAACCTACTAATATCAGTATCTCTTGAAATTGCAGAATAACCTTGTGGATCTTCACCATTCTCTGTTGAAACATCTAATCTAACTGTGTCACCAAAGTTTGCTGTTGCTTCAGCAGGACTTAAAGCCAACTTAGAAATTTTAAGTGATCCTTGTGGCAGTGTAATTAATCTGTAATTAAGAGCAACTGATTCATTAGATACTGGTTCGAGTATAGGTAAGTTATTAACATCCGCATCTGGATCAGAGGCTGAAGCATCAAATAATTGATAATCAATTTCATCATCACCAAAAGCAAACTTAGTAATTTGAAACGATCCATCATTCTTCGCTAATAATTCTCTACCTTTATTTGTAAGTATTGCATCTATAATTGAAGTTGTGCTATCTAAAAAAGCGATTGTATACCTCCTTTTTCTACTTCGCTTGCCCATATTCTGAGAATAGTAAAGCCCCTTTTTTCTGCAAATAGGGTATGTTTTTTATCATTCATATTTATTTCCTCTTTCTTTTTCCATTAATATATTGTAAAATTTTTCACAATATTTAATATTTCTCTCCACAAATAGTTTACTGTGGCAATTTTGTTAACGAGTAGGGAACTTAATACTCCATATCTACTTATAACATAATTTATAATATAAATATCATATTTAAGACGTTTTATCTTCGGTTTGATTAGTTTTACTATCAACTTCGACATTCGTCAAAATTTATTCAGTGCCCTGCTCCTTTTGTACCTTTTTCGCGGCTTTTTTGAGCCTTTTAGAAGCAGTGTTTGTTGTTTTTATAGCTTTAGTTTTTTTAATTTTTAAATCTTTATTTTTTGATACTGTAAATATCCCAAAACTATTTTTATTATTGCTACTGTCAAAAGTTGTTAAGATTTTAAATTCATTATGTTCAAGTTTACTAACAATATTTTTAAATACAGATGGTGTTTTCATTTCATCTGTCACTTCACATTCTACATCATGTAGAATTATCGTTGATCCTTCTTGTAAATTGTCCCATATACCTTTGAATACTTTATCAAGATCTGAATGTAAGCTGTCAAAAAACACAATATCTGCATTTCCTACTGTACTCTTAAGTTGCCCAATTAAATCCTTAAGATCATCTACTTTAATTAATCCTGTATATTCACTTATTTGATTATCATTTAATACTTCGATCGCGCGAGGTTCTATTCCCCTATCATAATAATCAAAGCTATAAATTGTACCTCCTTGTAAGTCCTTTAATGCTTCAGCAATATATAATGTTGATAATCCCCCAAATGTAGGAAATTCTACTACCTTAATTGGTTTTTTATCTATAACAATATCATACAAAATATCTGCTTCTTCAAACGTTAACTCTTTTGGTCCTGTAAATTTTAATCTTTCTTTCGGCATATTATCCTTTCCTTTAACTTTCTAAAGTAATACCACCCTGGTTACTAATCTCATTTAATAATTCTCTTCTATTACCAATTGCAACTCTAAGTACCTGCGTCTTCTTATTAAATAGGTTCGTAATATTAATTGGAACCACACCAATTTCACCAGATAAAGAATTAGAATCATTTGCCAAACCTCTTACAACACCAGCAAGTTTCAATTTCATTTGAACTCTATTGGTTGCAATATTTGTTGTAAATTCTCTATCCTTACCTTCAATAATTCTTCCCCTACCATTTGTAATATCACCAATTTCTGCAATAAAATAATTTGTTCCGTCTGCAGAAACTGGAAATTCAAATTTAAGTGATGGTGTATCTGTTCTAAATGGTTTTCCTTGTCTTAATAATTGTATACCTCCATCAATAATTCCTTCTGCTGCTGAAACTGATGCAGTAGGTGATATCAATAATCTCGTTATTGTTACTTCAACATCTGTCTTATCTGGTGAATCAGGTTCAACTCTAATTGGTTGCGCTCTACCTATTCTTGTCTGGAAAAATCTTGGCACGTTAAACGAATCACCATTTCTATTACTTAATGAAGGTATTACTTGTGATGCACTAACATTATTTGTAACTACTTCCGTAACATTACCAAGTTTATATCCCTGGAATGTGGCAGTTGTTGATGCTGATGCATGGGCAGTGACTGAATCAACATTATAACGTGTATTAACCATCAATGATGTGGCTGAAAATGCTGTTAATGAATATTCTTCTCTTTCATGTTTTGGTCTATTAAGAGCATGTGGTTCTATCAAAATACCTTGTGAAAGAAGGTGAGATTTTGCAGGTATAAATTGTTCAATAAATTTAAATACGCCTCCTAGCACATCATTAAAATTATCGATTGTATCCACAAAAGCATTTATATCAGCAATATAATTATATGCCCCAGTAAGGCCAGTTCCTGATGATTCATCAGACGGGAGATTACTAGCAGTATTATAACGTGTCATTATATCTTGTAATTTTGTAACAAATGGGCCTGTATATGAGGATTTATATAAATCCTCTGGATCACCTAATAGCTCCTTGATATTAAGATTTTCTTCTACACTTCTAAAATCTCTATTAACAACATTGATTGGATCAAAGTGTACACCAATTGTTCCAGGATCAGATATTTTACCCTGAACATTTTCTTGCCTTACTTTATCATTATCTACTGTGAGGCCTGTTGGATACCAGTTACTCAATATCGGGTGATTTGAAAAGACTCTATAACGCTTCGTTGCTTGATTTCCAAAATTAACAGGTGTTGCTGTTAAAGCCGCTGTAGTTGAATCAACTATATAGTTATTTGCAGATGGCAAGACTACATTTTCTTTCAATTTATAATGTGCTAATAACGATGCATTAGTAGCATTATTAGGTGAAGCCGTAGATGATATTATCGATGTTGATTCAAAATTTCTTGTATGTTCTTTAAGATCATTTTCATGTAAAAATGTATTCCAAGCTCTAACTTCATGCATATAACCATTAAATGAATTATGGCCAGGGAAATAGGCAGCTGAAACTGAACTAAAACCCCCGGAAGAATCATAGTTAAGACTTGCTGCTCCAGCAGTAGAACCGCTTGCTAATACTACTTCGTCAAATCCCCCACTACCTGAACCTGATAAACCCATTGCCCATATATTAATAAGATTTGCTGATCTTGATACTATAATGTTGGTGAATTTATCTTTTTTAGTAAATTCTGCTGTTGAAGAATTAACCGCTGTAAATGCACTTGTTCCTGCAGTTACCACGAAAATTGCTTGCCCGTTATCACTATCTAAATGCAATTGATATAATGGATGTCTAAATAATGTATTATAACCTGATGTCGCAGATACTCTAAATTCTAAAGTAAAATTGACATCTTCATCATTATCAAATGCCGAAACTGAAGATGGCAATTGCACGAAAACATCTCCAGATGATACAAGAACGGGTACATTTAACTCTTCTCTTACTTTTACTTTCTGATTTTTATTTAAAATCGAGAACTCGTCAACCCTAAGGAGATTATGATCCATACCATAGATACGTCCTATAGCCTCGATAGTTTCTCTAGTCCCTTTATTTTTCAGAAGATAAGTAAGATTATTTAAAATCCTATTCCATACTTCGTATGAAACTTCTTGAGTCGTTAGTCCAGTAGTGGACTTTGTAAAAAACGATTCAACAGTAGAATTTATGGCTGACTGATATAATGCTATACCATAGTGAGCAGCCAACACTGGTAAAAATTTATTTGGTGTTCTATTAACATCATCATAACTTATATGTTTTAGATATGATATTTGATCAGCAAAACCTTTTAACTCATCTAGCATATCACCTATTCCTTGTAATAATTTCTCAAGAATTTCATTATCATCCCCTTGAAATAATACAGCAGGCAACATATTAACAAGCTTTTGTGCTCTTGTTACTGATTTTTCTGCAGATGCAGCAAAGAAGTTATGATCATTAGAAGAACCAGTTGTTTGTTTAACTATATCAATATTTAATTCTTCAAATTCTACTGCTGCGGCACTTATTGAATTTACAATTGCTGTTTGGGAACCTGTAACTGTATTAGTGGCACTTCTTCTTACTAATGTAAGAAATACAGTTTCGCCATTTGCATTTGTTGAACTTGCAGTAACCGTTCCAGTATCAGATAATTTATCCAATAAATATAGGTCATAACCAGATGATTCTTTTTTCCATTCGTCAACTTTATATATATTTTCAGCTGACAATCCTGCAAGATCACCTGCACTTAATCCAACTGGATAAGTGTTCTTTATCCTTCGCATTGAATTATTAAATTTACGTACAGCATTGCCAAAGAACACATGATTTCCAAACTCAGAATAATCTAAGAGTGGAAGAGCACGAGCATGATTTCCAGTTAAAGCAGTATTAGCAAGGTTCCCGGATGTCGATCCTAACCCTGATAATGAAGCAATAAGTGAATCAAAACTATAACCACTATCTGGCATATTACTTTCTCTTTAATACGAATGAAGTAGCGACATCTTCGGGATCAATATCGGCGGTAATTCTTTGTGCCTTTACCAATCCATAACCCCATTTGCTCGCATACTTCTGTATCATCCTTCTATATAATTTATCTCTACTAGCTTCTTTACCACTAAAACTTACATATTCTGGTTTCTTATTCTTCAAGAAATCTTTAACTATATCCATAATAGTAGCAAATACCTTAAATTCATTACCAGTCTTTGTAACACCTTGTCTTCCTGCTCCGTCACTAAATGATATTTCCCAAACGGCCTTCTGCGACCTCACACTAGGATCATCTATACTTTCTATTTGAACTGTATATAAATCTTCGTGCTTTATTTTTTCACCTGGTGCAGGTTCTTTTGCAAAAGTTCCCCACCATTCGCGATTATCTTTCCTATGCCATTTCCAAGGATATGGTCTATCTAATATTTCATTAAGTAACATTATATTACCTTAAATTCATACGTATCAGGGTCACTTACATATATAGTTTCGCCTCGTACATTTAATTTGAGAACAGGATTATATTTTACACCAATAAATAAATTATCTGTATCAATTTCAAAGAAATTACCATTAACATCTCTTGATATATTATAAGCACTAACCTCAACTTCATCGGTAGTTGATTCTCTTATTTCTATTGTTCCGTCTGTTACAATAAAGTTTGTTACTGCTGTTGTCGCAGCAGTCAATGCAGTAAATGTCGTAGAATCATCTTTTATATGAATTCTTACTCTTCCTTTGCTACCTTTTTCATATTCTCTTTTTATATTCTGCATCGAAATTCTATATTCAGAAGTTTTAAAATTATCAAAACCAGATGCAGGATTAGATGTTGTAAATGTAAATGCATAATTTGCAGTTGGAGATGCCGAAACAAACCAATTATCTTTAAATGTTGAATATGTATTTGATGTAAGAGGTAATGTTCCTATATCACATTTATAAATACCTTTAGACTTCCTAGCGGCAACTAATCCAGTTTTAATAGATGTACTATCGCCACTTATTGTAATATTACCCGGAAACGGGCCTGTAGTATTAAGATCTTGTAATTGACCATTAACAATATTATAGAAATATAAATTACCTGTGCTATTAAATGATATTTCTGCTCTGTCATCTTTGATTGAATCATCCCATTCTAACTGAATGTATGGGGCCATTGTTGTATTAGTTTCTCTTCCGTGGAACTTTTTGAAATTATGAGATAAAGCTGAATTAGTGCCTGTCTTAATCTCTTGTGCATCACTCATTTTTATAGCAACACCGAAATTACCAGTATTTCCACCTAACCAATCAACAAATAAATCAGTAATTTTAACACGTAGATTTTCTTCACCATGATTGAAATGTTGAGTAGCAGAACTAGCATCAATCTTAAATTTTCCACCAGTTGTTGTCCAAGCTACTGTAGACTGCGCAGATAAGGCATTCGCATACCCTGTTTCAGCTAAATCTTCAATATCTAAACCTCTTCCTTCATCCCATTCTTGTGTTAAAGGATGAACATCAATATTGAATGAAGTTGCTATTTCATCCTCGTGCTTAGCATCAAACATGTATAAATATGCAGAAACAGTTGAATCAGTTGTTGGATCGGGTAAATCACCTGCATTAATTGATCCCGTTAAAGCTGATAAATTAAACTTGATGAATATCCTTGCAAATTCTTTTCTATCTTTAACAGTACTAAAAATGTTATGAACTTGTAAGATTGGCGATAATCCAAGATTTGCTGTTAAACTTCGTTCATCTATATATGTATCTTGTAATGCAAATGCTCTTTTTACACTCATCTATTTTCTCACCATTTTATAATTGTCTGCCTTGTTATACAGTTCTACCAATAATATCAAGATCTTTAAATTTTAATTCCCAAACTGAATTTTCAGGAAACTGAACAATTCCTTTACTTGTATTTGCATCAACATTAAATTCTGTATTAGAATATGATTTTCCATCTTTTGATCCTGTTATATTTGTTATTTTGAATGCAGGAACAGATCTTATAATATTTAAAGCTTGCAATTTTGCAGATATTTCTGGTAAAATTATAAAATCATTAAAATTAGTTTGACTTATATCAAATAATTTTTTCAATAAGAAAAATGATGCTAATAATGCCTCATTAGCATTTATATTAGGTTCTGGTAATATAGTGAAATCTACACCTATGTTTATAATATTTGCATCACTAATTTTTACTGAATCACTAAACGATTTGAATCTACCTATATAATTTTCTATATTATTTTTTAGAACATTACCAGCTTTTACCAATTGGCCATCTGTATTTTGTGAAATTGTCAATAATTCTACACCAAGATTATTTGATTTATCAGCTCTAGCATATGATCTAAATACTGTACCAAATTTTGATGGCATACTTAAAGAAAGCATTTGATAGTCAAGAAGTGTTACTGCTCTCTGTTGTGCCGCATGGAACCCTGCAGCATTTTCTCTTACTTCTGTAACATTTTCTCTGTCTGATCCGCCAGATGCAGGGAAAGGGTTATTAATCTTTAAACTTCTTTCAATATTTTCTGCTACACCACCTGAGACACTTAAAAAACTTGGCGTGTTATATGTAATATTAACATTTCTTAGGGCTTGTAAAGTAGATGAACCAACATTGGTTCTAAGACCACCACCATGCCTATAAGTAATATCAATACCAACATTAATTGGTGCCAAACCTAAAGTTCTAGTTTTAAGAAATTGTGCTGAATTTATAGTTGGTGCAGTAAATCCAGACGCAGAACCTCTAAGTGTAGGGGGTAACACAAAATCAGATGGATTAGGAATTATTTCGCTATCTTCTAAATTTTTCTCTACACCAGAACCAAATCTTATACTTAATCCACCATCTATTTCCGCTTCAGTAGTAAATCTTCTTGGTACTCTTTTAGCTTTAAGAACAAACGGTGTATCGCCAGAAGCTGATGTAGTATTATCTTCGCCAATAAAAATTGTATCTTGGCTTAAATGATCAACTTCATTCCACTCAAAACCATCATTAGAAGAAACAGAAGTTATTTCAGTTATATCTTTATTTGGCAAAGATAATTTAAGAAATGGAGTTGCATTTCCAGCAGTATATGTAAATGTTCTTGATTCACCAGCAACTGCCGATATGGATGATATTGATGCTGTAATTAAACCTCCTACTTGATCACTTATAGTTCTATTTGCGCTTAATGAAAAATTCACATCCTCTAATATCTCGAATGTTTGCGAAGGCATTAATGTTGTTTGAACTCTTGTTCCCTTCTTTACTGTGAATAAAGAATTAGCGCTTGTTGTTGCCTGCATAACAGCACTCAAATTTAAATCAACAACAGCAGGTGTAGTTAATTTAGGTTTTCTGCCAAGAGTCTTTGAAAGACCTACTAAATTTTTCTCTTCCAAAGCCCTATGAATAAATGTTTCATTTACTTGCTTATCAACATAAAATGAAAATAGATCACCCAAATATGCAACAAGTTCCAAAATTGCCATACCGCCTGACGCTTCATTAAAGTCTTGAAAATCATTTGGAAAATTTTGTTTTGTAAATGTAATAAGATCTTGCTTAATAGCATCAAAATCTTTTGACAAATAGTTTACATTACGTACTTCTTTTAATCTCTCTCTAGCCATTTATTCTCTCTCGTTCCATGGTCGATCCAGGCTACTGGACAGGCCCAACTCTAAACTGCACAGAATCATTAAAATTATCTGCATCAACTATAACATAATTCATTTTTATTAATACATCATTTCTTTCTATGCCAATAGTATCATCTTCTTCACCTTCTAAAATTACTTCTAAATTTGTTAATCTTATATGAGGCATCCATTGTTCTAAAGTAGATCTAATTTCAGATTCTAGACGCATCTGTATTTCAGTTGGATTTATTTGTTCAAATAATTCACCTGAAAATGTTGATATATTTGTACCAAGATCAGAATGAATTATTCTCTCACCTTTCGAGGTTAACAGCAATATTTTTATATCCTCTCTTATTGCTGCCACCGTTGTATCATTTTGCGCAAAGAAACCAGCATTTTCCGATCTTAATGGAAACTGGAAGTTAATGCCGGCCATTATGAAGCTCTCCTACAAATATATCCTTTATGATGACTTCTATTACCATTAGCGACACTATTCATATGACTCTTATTTAAATTATTATCTTCACAAAATTTAGCCATATTAATTATCACCTTGGTAGTATTATCTGGAAATGTTACTTCCCATTTATATGCTTTCTTTTGTTCTCTACCATTTTCCCATGTTGCCTTGGCAGATTCGGACATTAACTTCTTTGTTTCTTTACTTCTTTTAAGACCTATTCTATTTTTAGCGGCCTTCTCTCTCATTTCAGAATTACTTCCATTTCCATTGAACCCATAATTAAAGAGATTATAAAAGTCATCCCTCTTTAAAGCATTAAACTTGGTTATCCAATAGTCCTCTTTAATTACCAATTCATTGTAATCCTTAGCTATGTCCAATATAACCTTATTGAAGTTTTCTGGTCCGTATTTCTTTACGGCTCTTTTTAGTAATACACCAGAACCAAGATACTTAGGATCATTATGTGTATCTAACCCTACGTATTTCTTTCCGTTCTTCAAATTAACCGTACAGTATATTACCATCTAACTTTCTC